GGATGAGGTTGGTAATACCTTCGCTGTAGAAACTGGCCGCTCCTATCATCCGATCTCCCTTATCTATACTCAGAGGGTTATTGACCTTCAGATCTTAGAAGGTAAGGCTCTCAATAAGACAGAGTTTAGTAAACAGCTAACTATTGAATGCACTGTTGCCGGCAGTAAGGGTAACGTGTATAATGTCATGTCCAAGGGTGGGAAGTGGTCCTGCACTTGTACAGGTTTTGAATTCCGCAATCAATGCAAGCACATTGCCCAGGTGAAGAGTAAAATTTACCAGAATGTAACTCCTTGATTCTTAAGGGCTTGTAACTCCTTGATTTTAAATAAATAATATAGGTATTTGTAACTTGTTGATTTACAAGGAGTCGGTGCTGTTGCATTAATTGACCAATGGTGTATAATGGTCACATCAAGTAAAGGATATAACTAAATGGCAAACCGACTTAACAACACCCGTTCGCGAGACCGTATCAACACTCTCCTCACTCGAGTCACTGGCCTAGAGCCAATGTTCACCGAGCCGAGCAAGTTGGCTCTCGTGTCCGCTCTTAACTGGTACAACTACAATAGCAATGAGTCTGATTACAAGTCATGGCTCAAGGCATATATGGTAAAGGAGAAGTTCTCTAAGCAGGACATCTCTAAGGCCACCCATGTTAACATTCCGCGTACTATCGCCGCGCTTGCTCGCCTTGAAGCACGAGGTGCTGTAACTGGTGAGACTGAACGGCTGAACGAGTTTATCAAGAACGCCATCAACTCATCTTCTTATGTTGAAGATGCGCCGGTGAAGGCTCAGGTAATCTCGATTCGTGACCGCCTTGACCAGGCTTGCGTTCCGCACATCACCTGGGTCGAAACACAGATTGACAACTTCATTGTCGGTAAGTCCTACAGCGATAACTTCTACGATTATCTTAACGCGCAGGGTTGTAAGGCAGCCCACGCTCGTGTGATTCGAGAAGAGTTTCAATTTGACTTTGATGAAATGGCTGCTCTTGCCGATGGCGATAAGGCCGTGGCTGAGTGTTATGATGGCTATAGCAAGAAGACTCAGAAGGTTCTGATCTCCTTCTATGAGAAGCTTGAGGCTGACCTCAATCAACTTGAGCAGACGAAGAAGGCCTCTCGTGTTCGTAAGGTGAAGAAGCCAAACATCGAGAAGATGTTGGCCAAGGTCAAGTACTGTAAGGAGTCTACTGAGTATAAGGTTGGCTCCATCCATCCGCAAAAGGTTATGGGTGGTGAGCAGCTTTGGGTCTTTAACACTAAGACGCGGCAGCTTGGTCGGTACAATGGCAACAACTTTCTATTCAAGCGCTCGTCACTTCTTAACTTTGATGCAGACAACTCTGTGAGCAAGAAGCTTCGTAAGCCTGAAGAGTTTTTGAAGGTTGTTACGAGCGCTAGCAAGAGCCAGCTCAACAAGCAATTTGATGCCATCAAGGCTGTTGGCAAGCCGATGAACGGTCGACTGAATGAGTTTTGTGTACTCATCAAGGTGTGGTAATGTTGACCAATACTATAGAGGCTCAGTTGTGAGATATTTTATAGGGTTCTTACTTGTTATTATTTTTGCTCCCTACGTCATTGGATTCGTTATAGGACTTTCGAAATGAGAAACAAATTTTCTGTTTTTGTGCGCAATGCAGAGGGCGGCCTCATTGAGTTTTTTGACCTCAGTAAGACCGATGCGTTGAATTTGGTCAAGCAAATGAAGGAGGATGGGTTTACTGAGCTTGATGTTGTGCCAACGTTCGATACTCCTTACTTTACTGATTCCGTTCTTCAGCAGCAAGAGGAAGAAGAGAATAGTGACCTCTAACAATGTAATAGATCTTTCTGCTCAGCGTTTAGTCAGACAGAAAGCTCATACAGAAGAACTAAGAAGTGCCTCCAAAATGGAGACCTTCTTGGAAGGTTACTGCGAAGCCTCATATGAGGCAATGCACATCTTCAATAGCACCATCAACTCACTAAAGAGTGAGGGGTTTGATGATAGTTATTTTGATATTTCTGATGTCAAACTGTTGAGGGAAACGTTGTTTTGTATTATAATGCGCTACAGAGAACAATACCATCCACTGCATTCATATTCACCTGAATTTGATAAATACTTTTCAGAGATTGAAAAATACCTAGATGAAGAATAAACATGATAATTATTGACCTAAACCAGGTAATGGTTTCCAACTTGATGATGCAGCTTGGGAACCACACTGATGCTAAAATTGAGGAAGGCCTTGTGCGGCACATGGTCTTGAATGCTATTCGTTCATACAAACAAAAGTTTGGTGAAGAGTATGGTGAGATTGTTATCGCATGTGACGATAAGAACTATTGGCGTCGAAAAATATATCCCTACTATAAGGCCAATCGCAAGAAGGCTAGGGAGGAATCTGATATTGATTGGACATCAATTTTTGAATGCTTCAATAAGATCCGCGATGAGCTCAAGGAATATTTCCCATACCGTGTACTAAAGATTGACACAGCCGAAGCCGATGATATCATTGGAACGCTTGTCTACCAGTACGGTTCATATTTAGTTGGTCATGATACAACAAAGATATTGATAATGTCTGGTGACAAAGACTTCATCCAGCTTCAGAAGTTTGCTAACGTAAAGCAATATGACCCTGTGAGGAAGAAGTTTATATCCCACAAGAACCCGGAACTGTATTTGAAGGAACACATCATGAGAGGTGACGCTGGTGATGGTGTACCAAATTTTCTTTCGCCAGATGATGTGTTTGTTACAAAGGGAAGACAAAAGCCAATCAGGCAAACAAACCTCGACAAGTGGGTCAATCAATCACCAGAGACATTTAGCGATATCGAGTTGATTGGCGACATAATGGTTCGAGGGTATAAGAGAAACGAAAGCTTGATTGATCTCTCTAAGATACCTAGCGACATATATAATATGGTCATTGCTCAGTTTGATGAGCAAAAGGATAAGAAGAGGGGTGACCTTTTGAATTACTTTATCAAATTTAAGTTGAAAAACTTAATGCCACAAATTGGAGAGTTTTAATGAATAATAATTTGTTTAATATTTTAGAGTTTGCAAGTAAGGCAAAAACTAAACAAGAGCGGGCAGACATTTTAAAAGCAAATGAATCGTTTGCGTTGAAGAGTGTTCTTCAGCTAGCATACAACCCTAACGTTGTTGCAGCGTTGCCAGAAGGTGCACCTCCCTATAAGAAAGTTGACCCTGTGCAAAATGATTACCATAGGGGATTCATTTATGCTGAGTCACGTAAGTTTGGTTACCTAGTAGACCAGCCAGGTCAAAACCTTACAAACATGAAAAGAGAGAATATCTTTATTACAATTCTTGAAAGTCTTCCTGGTGAAGAAGCTGAAATGCTAATTGCTGCGAAAGACAAAAAGCTACATAAGCTGTATAAGGGTATCACAGCTGATGTTGTTAAGCTAGCGTTTCCTGATATCCTACCGGACAGTGTTGTTGAGTAAGAGGAGTTTATGACGATTAAGAAGTATTCTCGTAATCAGCGTTTTACAGATGATTACGAAGACCGCCAGGCAAAGCCTCAGAAGAAAGACCGTTCTGAAAAGCGAATTAAAAATGCTCTGAGGAATGTTGATGTTGATGCTCTAAATCAGCATGTCGAATATCTAGATGATGAAGAAATTTTTGCTGATGAGGATGACTACAGGCATAGGCACTACTGATGGACTATTATCTTGTTCACCTAGTGTGGTTTGTGTTGAGTTGCATGTTTGGTTATTGGATGTACATGAGAGGCGCTAACTTTGGTGTTAATCTAGGAGTTAGGGTGTCAGCAATATTTCTTGAGCTTAAGGGCAGTGGGCATCAAGTGGGTGAGCTTGTTTCGTTTGTTAATGATCTTACACGCCACGCCGTAAAAAACAAAGATGACAATAACGAAGAATAGATAAATAAGTATATGCCTACGTACGAATTTGAAAACAAAAATACTGGTGAAGTATTTGAAGAAATAATGTCGATAGCTGCCAAAGAAGAATACTTGGTGGCTAATCCTCACATCCAACAGATTTTCACAGTTGCTCCTCCACTGGGGGACATTCACCGCCTCGGCATGAAAAAGCCTGATGATGGATTCCGTGATGTACTAAGAAATATTAAAAAATTGAACCCGAGGTCCAAAGTTAATACGTTCTAACAAAAGGGTAGTACTCTATGGCAAATAAGGCTAAGAAGAAACTTAGACTAGTAACCAACGGAAACCAACATCAGACAGGAGTAAAGCTACAACAGATAGACCCAATAACAAAAGCTCAAGCAAAAGTATTTGAATCGTTTTACAAATCACATTTGCTGCTTCATGGTATCGCAGGCACAGGAAAGACATTCGTCAGCCTCTACCTTGCTCTAAAAGAAGTATTAGAGCACAAAGCATTTAAGCGGATTGTAATTATCCGCAGTTGTGTCCCAACAAGAGAGATTGGCTTCATGCCAGGTACGCTAGAAGAAAAACTAAGCGTATATGAACAACCATATAAAGACATTGTCAATAGTCTCTCACAAAGACAAGATGGGTATGACCTATTAAAAGAAGCCAACATTATTGAGTTTATGTCCACCTCGTATATAAGAGGGCTGACGTTAGACAACACAATTATTATTGTTGATGAGATGCAGAACATGACATTTGGTGAGCTTGACTCTGTCATTACAAGAGTTGGCGACTACTCCAAGATTATATTCTGTGGTGACTATAGACAAACTGACCTTCAATCAACTAGAGACAAATCTGGAATAAAGGACTTCATGGACATATTGAATACTGTTGCAGATGTTGACTATATTGAATTTTTAGTAGATGATATAGTGAGATCAGGTTTTGTTAAAAAGTATATCGTTGCAAAAATGGAATTAGGTTTTGGATAATGTAAAATTTGAATTAAGAAACCACTTATACAATTTCCCCAAATTAGAAAGAATAAATGGTGAACCCAGGTTATACAAAACGCCGGAGGGAGCATTGCTCCCCTCGGTTACATCTGTTACTGGTCTAACAACAAAAGATGGTATTGTTAGGTGGCGCAAGAGAGTAGGCGAAGAGGAAGCAAACAAGATATCCAGAAGTGCTTCAGGTAGGGGTACAGCGGTCCACAATTTAATTGAAAAATATGTGACTAATGATACCAAATTTGAATTGGCTTACAAAAAAGCCATGCCAAATACAATTACTCTTTTCAATAGTGTAAAGAAAGCTCTTAACAATGTGACAACAATACATGCGCTCGAAACGAGCATATGGTCTGATTACCTAAAGGTAGCTGGAACAGTAGATTGTATTGCTTTATATGAAGGTGAGCTTTGTGTTATTGACTTTAAGACATCTTCTAAACCTAAGCGCGAGGAGTGGATAGAGAATTACTTCATGCAAACAGCAGCCTATGCCTGCGCTTGGTATGAGCGTACAAATGAGCCAATAAATAATCTTGTTGTATTGGTGGCAAATGACTATGATGGGGATGTTCAAATCTTCAAAAAGACTACATATCCGTACCTAATGAAGTTTAAACAAGCAAGATTGGCATTCCATAAGCAATATGGTGTTTAAGGGTAGAAATATGAACAACCGCGATGTTGAATTAATGAAAAACAAGCCTGGAGTTCCTGGGCCTGGGTGCAGCCATTTAATTTCATACGGTCATATACCACCTGGCGGTACCTTACAATCGTTGTATGGTGGTGCCACATTTGCTTACACTAAGACCGGCAGCGACCCTCTTACTATGTCAGATGGCACAACTACTGTTAATATAGTAGCTGGTGATATCGCTTATATCAATTTCTTCTCCAACAATGCACCTGTTAGTTTTCAAGCATCTGGTAATCACAATGGGTCGTATATTTTCAAGCCATTGAATAATCGTTCATTTGCAAATGTAACATTAGTAAATGTGGACGGCGAATATGTACTTGAGCCTGGACTATACGGTGCTCCAGTAGAGGGTGAGCTGGTTATTACAACCACTGGCAATCTTTCTATACAGCAAGGCAACACAATGGTAGCAGTTAACTCTACAAGTAGTCTTGCTGTTGATCCAAATACATTTTTTTACAACGTCATTAATGATAGTGATAGTGCTGTGTTCACTGGTGTAGGTAAAATTGTAACATTCAATATAGTATGAACCTACCTGATGGATTTAAGATGGTAACGTTAAAGTTAACTAGCCGTCCAAAATTGATAGGTAAAAATACTATAGTGTTTAAGGATGGCACAAAAAAAGAGATAAGAGTTATAGAAAAAACTGTTGGATATTTTGACGACAGTGGTAATAAATTACACGAGGTAACATCCAAGAATATTTTTGGAAAGATTGTATAGAGAAATGTAATGTATATTGAATATGGTGACTTCTTTATGCATTGTCAAGATCTTCTTCCAAATACTTGTATGTGTTTTACTGACACGCAGAACACATACACATATTTTGAAAATGCTAAATGTATGTTTTGGGATGGTATGGGTGAAGATAAGGGCAAAGAGTTTGGTCCCAACATCTTAGTTGACTTTACAGAACCAGTTTCCAAATATAACAAGCGTAATGTTTTAATGTTGAGTGGCGGTACAAGTTATTGTTTTGTACCACGCCGCAATAATAAATTGAAGATGGAGCTTGTAGATTGTAGTGGTCAATATACATTACAGTCAAATACAATGGCACTTGTAATGCAAGGCAATGTTAATTTTATTGAAGATTGTGAAAATAAGAACGCAGAACGGTACAACCTTATTATAAGAAGACCTAATGAAATTCAGCTATATGGTCAAGCCCGACTAATATTAGTAACAGTATAGGAGTCTTTATGAGGCTACAAATTAATGGTGGGACAGAAACACACCAGAGGCATTGTAGACAGTTTGCAAGATTCTTCTGTAACAGATTTTTTACAAAAGACCTCAATAAGCAAATAAGAGTTAAGCTGAACTTGGTCAAGAAGCCAAGCCTTGGTTATAACGAAGAGTGTGCACATGTTCAGTGGATGGACAACAACAGATGCCCTCGTAGGTTTGTAATTAACATATTCACTCCACCCAAGGTTAAACTAAGATACATTATTAGTACTCTTGCCCACGAAATGGTCCACATTAAGCAATTTGTTAAAAATGAGTTGATAGACCTTCCATCAACTAACTTTAATGTCTCTGTGTTTAAGAATAAGAAGTACAATCTTAATAGAGTATCATACTATGACCAACCTTGGGAGATAGAGGCATTTGGTAGAGAGCGAGGGCTAACGAAAGAGTATTTTGAAAAGGTCAACCTAGCTAAAAAATTATTTGGTAGCCCTGTTGACTTCTAACTGAGTTTAGTCTATAGTGTACGTCTACTATGAAATTGTAGTAGAAATTTGATAAACTTGATGGAGATATTGATATGAATAAGACTACTAGTGTAGTTCGCGCACTTCAGAATAACCCTGATGGGTTGACTGTCGCTCAGTTGCGCAAGGTAGCTGGCACAGGCGCTCAGGCCCGCGTTAGCGAAGCTCGATATAATGGCGTTGCTATTTACTCGAACCGCAAGACATTTGCCAATGGTCGCACTACGACTGTTTACCGCCTTGGTAAGCCTTCGAAGCGCTTCACACGCAACATGAAGGCTGGCCGCACGCAAATTGCTGTTGCCTCGCTCACTGGTCGCGCTGCCTAATTCCCAATAGGCACTAAAAGTGGAAAGGGGCTAGGTTCTCTAGCCCCTTTTTTTTGAATTTTAATTCACACTATGAACGACCCAGCCCAAAAATGGCATAAGAGATTTATTGATCTATCATTCCACGTGGCACAGTGGTCAAAAGACCCATCAACCAAAGTTGGAGCAGTGATAGTTGATAGTGAGAGGAGAGTTGTATCGATAGGGTACAATGGTCTGCCAAGGGGCGTTGTTGATGATGATAGTATACTAAATAATAAGCACATTAAGCTTCAGATGGTTAAACATGCTGAAGAGAATGCAATTTTTAATTCTCTCCTTAGACCAACAAACTGCACTCTATATGTCACCCACCACCCATGTTCAAGCTGCGCCGGTAGTATTGTTCAGTCGGGCATCAACCATGTTGTCTATCCAACTGTAATAGCGGATAGTACATATAAGGAAAGATGGTGTGAGTCAATTGGTCTTGCACAAAGAATATTCATGGAAGCAAACATAAAGGTAACAGAAGTATGATAGAGCTTAGTGGTAAGGTATCTGTTAACACTTTTCAGACTACTATTGAAACGTGGGTGCACAAAAAGGGTATGGGTTATCTAGAGGCAATTATGTTTTTCTGCGAAGAGAACAATGTTGAGATTGATGCTGTAGCAAATCTAATTAAGAAGTCTGATGTAATTAGAACTAAGCTCGAAGCCGAGTGTGAAGATAACAACATTCTACAGAAACAACCAAGGTTGCCAGTATGAAATTAAATTGCACAACAAAGTTGCCCCCTAAGCTGAGGAAGCATATTGTAGCCCTCACAAAGTATACAGTGGAAACTATCTTTACAAAAAGACAACAAGCAAAACTTCAATCAATCTCAATTAGATTAGATAGAAGCATGACAAATGTTCCGGGCATTAACGCTGATACTATGCCACTGGCATACATGGACATTGACATTAAAGATGAAGAAGATTTTAATAGACCAACAAATTTTATCCTCTGGATCAATCCGCACTTTACAAAAAAGAATCTGAGAGGTAATGGAAGAACTGTTCTTGCTGAGACAATCATCCACGAATTAGCTCATGTCAAGCAGCATGTGTCTGGTGCAATGAAACAAATATGTAAAAATGGCAGCATGCTAATTAAGTTCAATAAGAAGATGTACAATGTAAAAGACAGTGACAACTACTGGCTCTATCCATGGGAGATAGAGGCTAGAGGGTATGAGAGAGGTGTTCTAAATTTATATTGTATCAAGTATAATTGCTTCAAAATGTTTCCAGAAAATCCTATCTAGAAATGTATACCCTTGGTATCCAATTCTCACACCACGCATCTGTAGCACTCCTCAAAGACAATGAGGTTGTATTCTTTTGTTTAGAAGAACGATTTGATAGAAAAAAACAATCAAACAGCTTTCCATCCAAAGCTCTATCCCAAATAAAAAATTTTACTAATTCAATAGACTTAATGTCTGGTGTAAATGGTCATCCAGAAACCTTTAAGACAGCTGTAGAATTTCTAAAAAATAATGGCGTTAATGTTAAGCGTGCTACCCTCAAGAATGGGGTGCACCATCTTTATCATGCAGTGTCTGTATTCTATATCTCGCAGCTTGATAACGCATCTTGTCTTATAGTTGATGGGGCAGGATCTAGTTTCCCACTTACAGACAAACTAAGGTCAAACGAAACAACAAGCATCTATGAGGTTGGTGCAGATGGTGTATTTGATTGCACCTACAAAAGAGTTACAGTTGGTGTCTTTAGTTTAGGTAGCATCCGCGAGTTAGTTAAACTGTATCCTGTATCTAGGCAAATCCCACACATTACATTGACAGATGAGCTAGTAGATAAATTCAATAAACAATGTAATACAATAAGATCTAAAAACAAAGAGCTAATGTCGGAGAAAATTGAAGCGTCAACTGCTCTAGATATTGGTCTGATATATCATTGTGCATCTACCAAAACTGGTCTCAAATTAGGCTGGCGCGGTGCAGGTGCCGAAGGAAAGATGATGGGCCTTTCTGGATATGGTAATCTTCCTAATGCGACCAAAGATCAGGTGTTGGCATACGACACACAAAAAGAATTAGAGGAAGAATTCATCAAGAAGGTTAGCCTTTGCAAACAGGATAATATAGTAATTGGTGGAGGGTGTGCTCTAAATATATTAGGCAACTCTTGGATAAAGAAAACATTTCCACACTTGAATGTATTTGTAGATCCCATCGCACATGATGGTACACTTAGTTTAGGTGCGGCTGTACACTCATTTTATAAACAAACAAAGTGTAAGGACAAATTAATTATAAGTCCATACACTGGAATAAACTATAACATTACAAAGAATTACATTTATGAATGTGCAAGAAAATATTCAGTATAGTGATGTAGCAGAGCTTCTCAATCGTTATAAAGTTGTTGCTCTCTTTCAGGGAAGATCAGAAAGTGGTCCAAGAGCTCTTGGCAATAGATCAATGCTTTACACTCCAACCGACATTGATGGTAGAGACTACATTAATAAAATAAAGGGTAGAGAGTACTTTAGACCTCTTGCCGCCTCGATGATGCTAGAGCATGCCAATGAGTGGTTTGATATGCTTGGCATTCCTGAATCACCATATATGACTTTCTCCTTTACATGCAAAGAAGATAAGAAGCACATCATTCCATCTGTCATCCATGTTGATGGTTCATGTAGAATTCAAACTGTTACTGAAGAACAAAACTATCACTACTACAATCTAATTAAAGCCTTTTATAATATCACGGGTGTACCAATGGTACTTAATACATCATTTAACTTGGCTGGTGAACCTCTAGTTGAAACAATTGATGATGCCTTCAAAACATTTGCCAATTCAAAAATAGAATATCTTTATTTGCCTGAGTTGGAGATGTTAGTATCAAAATGATTACGTTGGCAATTTCAGCCTCGGGCCACGATGCGTCGATAGCGCTACTGTGTGGAGATGAAGTGGCAACAGCTTTCTCTTGCGAAAGAACAAGTAGAGAAAAACACACCGGCAAGATCCAGCAATGTGATATAGATGTTATTGCGAAGAGCTACACTAAAGATGTAGACCATTTAATTATTGTCAATGCCAGTCAAGGTGAACAATCAGCTACACTTAATTTGATTGCTAATGCTGGAATCAAATTTAAAAAACTAACAGTTGATAACGATAACCACCATCTATTCCATGCTGCTGCATCTTATTATCCACTTGGCATTGATAGTGCAATTTGTATTGTAGTGGATGGAGCTGGCTCTGTAGTTGTAAACGATGGTGTGGGTGAGCTTTGTGAAGTAACATCTTTCTTCTATGCTAAAGACACTATACAAACATTGTATAAGAAGTTCTTCTATAAGAGCAGAAAGGAAATAACAAAGCTAGGATACACTCCCCAGCAATTAAATAAAATTAAGCAAGGGTTTGATTACCCTGTTGATCTAACTACACACATTGACACTGGCCAGATGTATGGCACTGTTACAAGGTACATAGGTTTCACTACAATGGAAGCAGGAAAGACAATGGGGCTCTCGGCATATGGCTCCAGCAACAATCTACCTCCTATATTAATACCCAATACATTACTCACAAACAACAACCTCTTTACAGCTTGCAGGCGAATAGACTTTGAGGCCAATCCTGAACTACTTGGCTATAGTGATAGTACAAATAAGAACATGGCATACAATGTCCAAAGAGCTCTAGAGGAAATGTTTGTTGATAAGGTTACAAAGGCACTGAAGTTGGCTTCCAGTGATAATATAATTCTTAGTGGTGGCTGTGCGCTAAATATTCTTGGCAACTCCAAAGTTAAAAGAGCATTTAGCCAATACAACATATATGCAGAACCAATTGGAACAGATAGTGCTCAGTCTCTTGGCGCAGCTTACTTTTACTATAAGAAGATGAATCCAAAGATAAAGATACGAAGCACCAATCATCTCTACTACGGTCCAACCAAGCCTCCAAGTCGTAGCCAAATAGAAACACTAATAAGAGAGTACAATGGGTCTAATTTATAGAGCATCTTCTTATAGTCATAGAGTAGCTGAAATAGTAGTTGAATCGCCAATTGATATAGTATGCATTCTTAGAGATAACGCTCTCAAGACTCAGTCTAAGGTTGGCTGCAGCACGCTCAGGCAGGCGATGGATATCGTCGACAAATTCCTCACACCAAAAAACTACCTGTAGAATCAA